TTTTCTTTATCAATACGTCTTAAAAATGCATAATAAATTATCTGAGTGAAATATGCAAATGGATTAGAAGACTTCTCAGGATCAAAGTTATTGATGTACTGAACACAGTTCTCAATGCCATCGCAAATCATGTCATCCTTGAACATGTAATTTACGAAGTTTGGTTTGTAAGACAAGTGAGTTGCAATCTTCAAGAAACATTCACCAAGGTAATTTGTAATCCTTGGTTTTGGTTCACCCTTTTCAGCTGCACGGCGAACCGCAGCCTTGTACTCAACGATTGCGATGAGAAACTCTTTGTTATTGACGTAGTGTTCTGATCTGCGTCTCTTTGTCATTACGGCGTACATGTGTCATTGATCCTTATAATCATGCAATTATTATATCAAATGAACTGATGCTTGACAAGCCATCAAATTCTGTGTACAATAACTCTGCTAGGGTTCAAGAGACAGCTCTAAGAATTCTCTTTTAGCTTAAAGATTTTTTCTAAGCTTTCTCTAGCCTTATCTACGGAAGAGATATAACCCATTGATGTAGATACACCTACCTTCATTGCAGAAGGCTCTTCATCGTCCTTATTTAGAGATCTTACCCACTTCTTATATGTCAAGATAATCTCTTCATCTTCACATCTTGAATAGAACATGATGTGTTTCATTTCAATACAGAATATTCTGTCATCACTGAGTTTGATCCATCCATCTACTTTATAGAATGAGAAGTTACCTCTTCTTGATGGAATTTCCTTGATAGTACAAGGATCGATAATCATAATGGCTTTTGTTTGATCATCATAAAACTCTTCGACTTGACCGAAGATCTCTTCACCAGAAATTAATTTGATGATTGCGTAAATATCATTCATGTTTGCCTCATCTTGATTGGAATGATTTCATAATTAAAATTCTCTTCATTGTAGATTTTTACTCTTTCAATGAGATGATTTAACGTGTAATTCTTTCTTGAACCATAAGTTGTATCATCCGCAATATCGTAAAGAGTGGCTTTTGTTTTGTTATTTCCCTTTCTTAATACTCTTCCAATCGATTGCAGATTACGGACCCTAGATTTACTAGGGGATGCAAAGACTACGTTGTGTAGGTTCTTAATATTGATACCAGTAGAGAAAGTGCCGTATGATGCGACAATGATGGCATTATCTTCTTTCTCAGTAATAGCTCTTATCTCTTCTCTGTGTTCGGCATCAACACCACCATGGACAAAAAATACTTTTCGTCCCGTTACGGAGTTATTTATTAGATTGAAAATTACCTCACCATGACTTTCAACACGACTGTAGAGAACCAGTGTGTTTCCTTTGAGATCTAATGCAAGATTTTTGATGAAGTTGTTTCTCTTCTCATGTTGAATGATAAACTGAACTTCTTCTTCAAAGGCTTCAAACTTATGTGGGTCATGTTTGATGAGTAAGATCTTGATATCAAGTTTTGCAAGATGACCTTTCTCAATTAGTTCATCAGTGCGAATGATCTTATATGCAGGACCAAACAAACCTTCCAGAACCCATTTGTGAGTTTGTGTACCATCTAATGTTCCTGTAAAACCAAATCGATATTTTGCATCTGCAAGTTTGGTCATGATACTCACCAGAGATTTTGACTTGAATAAGTGAGCCTCATCTCCAATCACACAACCATATCTTGCAAAGAACTTTTTCTCCAACTTGTAGATTGATTGCCAAGTTGTGATCGTTACTTGGCGATTATCGTACTTTTCTCTACCAGAATAGATCTTGTGACAGTATTTCTCTGCATCCCAACCGTAATCTTCAAAGTCCTTGAACATCTGTTCAACCAGTGATGTTGTAGGAACCACTAGAAGAACGTCATGCCCTTTGTCAACCATATATCGAACAATCGAATAGATCATCATCGACTTTCCAGAAGCCGTGGGAGAGATGAGTAACTTTCGATTAAATCTCAATGCATCATGAACACCTTCAATCTGGTATGGTCTTGGTTCATACCTAGTGATGGTTTTCATATAATCACCAACACCTTCAAGAGAAATCATTTCGTTCTCTTCAAAAGGTGTTCCGTAAAACTTGTTATCTACAAACTGATATTCGTATTCGTATCTTCGACAGAAGGCTACAAGTTTGTCAAGAAGACCGACGTAGATCTCACCAGTTTGTGTATTGAAAAGTCTTATCTTACCGTCCCAATACTTATTTCGATACTGGGGCATAAACTTAGCCCCAGGAACATCAAAAGTGAACTCATCACTGAGTTCGTAAAAGACATGAGGTTCTGCCTCAATCTTTAGATATACTTCATTCTTTTTAGAAATTGTCAATAATGACATCACATATGTTCATTCTGTGATATTTAGTTTAATTTTAAATAGTGGGAAACAGCACTAACAGTTACTCCAAAATATTTTGCTGCCTCTGTCATTGAATTAAAATCTTTTCCTCTATAATGGCATTTTTTTCTTCTGTTTGTATTATTTCTGGCTCTATCGGCACATTCTTTTCTAAAAGTTTCCGTTCGTTTTTTGCCTTTATTTGATAAAGATATATTTTTTTTATGTTCCTCAGTTACTTTTCTTCCAGAAGTTCCTTCTCCTCCATCGGTTCTATTTTGTAATATTCCCGTTCCAATATCTTTTCTACCAAATAAGAAAATCATATAAACTTCGTGTTTGAAAGCCTCTTCTTCGGTTATATTATTTTTTAAAAAAATTATTCTATCCGCAGAGGGTTTATTGATACTTCTTCTTTTATCATAAACTCTACTTCCTTTTCCTTTACCAATATAATACGGAGTTCTATCTTCCCGTAAATAGGCATATGTGTAATATTCATTCATATTAACTATAACCCTGAATAAACTTTTGCCACTCAATGGCATTTTTTATATGGTAAGTTCTTTGGTGCAGTTGTTTTATAATGTCTTGTAGATAGTCTAACATAACATCATAGTATTCACATTTTAACTGGGCTTCAGTCAGTTTTTCGTCTGCATCCAGATACCTCTGTAATGCATCCTTTTCTCTTACCTTGTATGGGAAAGGATCGTCGATATAAACTTCTGGTTCAGCCTTTCCTGAATAATAAAGATGACGTTCGTGGAGAATACTTTGATACCTCTTCTTAGCTCTTGCCCGAAGAAGTCTTAGATCATTGAATAACTGATAGTATTTAGAATGTAACGAAGGGACCACCAAAGAGGCGGTGTGCAATTCATCAGGATCGATCTGGGAATCTTTTTCCCACATCTCCTGAATTGTCTCAAGGTTCATACTTCAATAAGGTTTTTATCAAGGAGTTGGAAGATCTTGTACTTGAAGGTTACCGATGCAGTAAAGTAACTGATATCAGTTTGAGTTGCATCAAAGTCAAGAGAGCTCAATGCGACTGGAAAGAGCCCTTCTAGTTTAACATATGCCTGAGGTCTTAAGTTACTGTTCAGGATTTGTAAAGTCCCATCAGAAAATTCTGCATGAGGATTCTCCCTATCTCCAATGCTAGGATAGTAAACATCATCTTGTCGCAATTCAATAAATTGTTTTTGGCTATCTGGATAACCAAGACCCACCATCCATTTATAAATTTCACTATAGTTTTGAAGATCTTCATCAACAATAAAGTTGACGCGAAAATCGTCGTAAACCAACTTATCCCCAGGAAGATCAATATCTTTCAGGTAAGTTGGTTGTATTGCAGTTCCTAAAGTTAAACCTGGCAGATTCGCACCTACAGCCAGAAAGTCCACTTTAGGGCATTTATTGATCTTCAGTTTAAATCCAACAGGTGACAGAAAGTTTCTGTTTGATACCTGTTCTAAACAGGGATTACCAGCCATGGGCTTTTATTTGTATTTAGATATAAAAAAGACCCCCCATAGGAGGGTCTTATAATGCACAGAGGCACTTTTCACACGGAAGGACTATTATTTATTCACCCCACCATCCTTCTTCTTTGTGTATCCAAACTTTCAAATCTTTCACATATTTTCTTAATATTTCAGCCTGTTCCTCATGCCATGGATCCCCAGTCTGCATTCCAATGCGTGTATGGTTATCTATGGCTTTGAGTATGTTATGGATGGGAGCATTCCAACACTCCCTTTTTGGAGTGTTCCATTCTCGTGGCACGGAATTACTAGCGAGTGTATTTCATTATAACGAAGGTACTCAAGTTTGCAACTACCAGGACTAATCTCCGAGTAACCGACAATCATGAATGCGATAAATTCCACTATTTCTTTTTGCCTCCATTCTTAGCTTTCTTTGCCGTTGCGTTACCACTATTCTGTTTCGCATTAGCGGACTTACCTTTCTTGTTCTTTGGTTTGCCCATCGGTGGAGGTGCAAGATAACATTATATTTAGACAAAAAAAGACCCCCGAAGGGGTCTTGGTGATGTCCAGAAGGACCAAGATCACATCAAATTGGTGACCTTAACTCTTCTGTAGTAACGGTTTGCGTTCTGAGTGAGAGCGCCAAGACCCTGAGTTGTACCCTCAGCGAATGGGTTAGCAACCATACCGTAACGGGTCTTAAATCCGATCTTAGGCTGGAAGCTGTTCTCACCAACGGCACGAACCATCTGGAGAGGAACGTATGGGCAGTAGAAGATACCGGCGTCATAAGGTGAAGAACCCTTATAACCAACAACATAGTAGTGGTTGGCTTCGGCACCACCAGAGGCGGCATAAGGATCGATGTAGACGCGGTACTTACCATTGATTGTACCGGCAAAGGTGTTGCCAGTGTCATCAACGTTCAGGTTAGCGTTCAGGGCAGGGGTGTAATCAAGTACACCAGCCATGGTCAGGGCAGAAGCAACGTCAGCGGAAGTAACGATAACGTTACCCTTTCCTCTACGAGTTCTTTGTGCAATCGCGTTAGCGTCGCGCTCGATTTGGAACAGCAGACCCTTGAACTTCTCAACCGACCAACGACCATTGGAGTCAACGTCCAGGTCAAAAGTACCAGCGGTAGCAACGTTAGCCTGAGCACCAGACTCAGCAACCTTGTAGATGGTACGGATGACTTCTCTGTTGATTTCGGCGAGGATCTCAGTGGAGAGGATGTTTGCCAGTTCGGCTTCGGCATTCAGACCGTGGATAGCCTTAAGGTCTTGTGCCAGTTCCAGTGAGTACTCAGCCTTCAGGGCGCGTGACTTAGCGGTAACGGTGACCTTCTCGATGGAGAAACCCATTTCGCGGAAAGCGTTCGAACCGCTATCCAGAGCTTCTGCATCACCAGTAACCATACCCTGACCTACGTTGTAGAGGGCCTGGTTGGCGTTGGTTGAATCCAGAACAGATGGGTTAGTACCCGACTGAGCGGCAGTTGTACCGAAACCGGCGTTGCGTGAGGTGAAGCCAGCGGTGAGGTCAAGACCTGCGTCTTGAGCAGAGAACCCAGAATCGGGCTCGTTGTAGAAGGCTTCGGTGCCAGTCGCAGGATTACGGTCAGTACCGTACATCGAACGCATGGCGAAAATCAGTCCAGTAGGACCGTTCATTGGTTGAACGCCTGCGATATCATAGGCGATCAGGTTAGGCATTGAACGTCTGATCAGGGAGATCAGAACGGGGTCGAAACCAGCGGTAGGACCACCAGCGGCAGAAGTGCCACCAAATCCACCACTAGCACCAGCAGCGTTAGCACTGTTGGTTGGGGTTTCGTACAGGAATTCTCTTTCTTCGCGCAGGAAGCGCTCTTGGTTTTCCAGCAGGCAAGCGGTTACCGCTCTACGATGGGCGTCCTTGATATCACCAAGGCCTTCATGATTCAGAAGAGGGGCCCACTTTTCCTGCAGATGCTCTGATTGGAACATTTGCGTTTACCTAATTTAAAGTGTTTACGGGTTTGATAATCTTAAATTCACTTTTTAGCAACTTGGTTCAGGATGCTCAGGTATTGGCTCATAACACCAGAATACTCAGGTGTAGCAGCCTCTTCGTTCAGCACCTTCTCCGAAGTTTCTTTCTGGACCTTCTGGCCGAAGTATGACTCCTTCAGAGTTTCCAGTTTCTCACGATATGAGGTTTCACTTTCAAACTCAACACTCTCGGCGAGTTGGGCGAGCTTCTCTTTTTGGCTCAGGGCAAGACCCTCAGCAACCTCAGATACGATCCCATCGGCAACCGACTCAGCAAGTCGCTTGTTCAGGGAGACATTTCTTTCGATCTGCTCGTTGAGTTTAGTCTCCATTTCATCAAGTTTGTTTACCATGCTCTCGACTACATCATATCTATCTTCAGGGATTGATACATAATGTGCTTCAAAAAGTTCCTTCATGCCTGAGAGGAAACTCTCAGTCATTTCGGACTTAAGACCGTGCTCGACGGCCAGTTCATTCTCTTGGAGCCATTCGTCAGCGACGTACTCCAGGTAACCGTCAACGCGCTCTACCAGAGCAGCCTTGACAGATTCGATTTCTTCTACGATACGCTCTTCGTTCTTAGCTTCCATCTCTTCTGCAATTTGTGCAACCTTTGCACTGATTGCGGCTTCAAAGATGGTCTTAGCCTTCTCTTGGAACTCTTCGGTGAGTTCTTCACCAGAGAAGAGAGCATTCATATCTTCTTCGATATCGTACTCGGGGGTTTCATCAACAACCTCTTCAGTTGTCTCTTCCTCTTCGGTTACGATTTCATCTTCAACCTCTTCAACCTCTTCACGGGCCATGGCAGGTTTTGCGCCACGATTAACAACGTCTGCTACGGTCTTGATTTTTGGCTCGCGCAGTTTTGCGGAGTCATTATCCGATCTGTAGTTGTCGGGAGTAGGGCCGCCGAGGTCTTCATAGGAACCAGCCACCGATGTATCCATCGGCATGCCAGCCTTTGCGTTAGCGTTAACGGCAGTCTTGGATTGAGCAGTGCCTACTTCCATTTCTTGTAAATTTTTACCACGGGACATTTGAACTCTCCGATTAAGACTTTATAAGTGTAGTTAATCTATTGTTATTTATAAATTAGAGATTTCCCAAGAAGTCTTGGAAAAGTCTCAACTTGTTCTCTTGTAACTGTCTATTATTAACAAGAGTGTTGATCTGTTTGTATGTCTTCTCTGCATATTTTTCGCGGAGAATTCCACCATCCCAGACCCATTCTTTGCCTTCCATAATGCCATCTACGAAGGCATCTGGGGCTGATGGATCCGCAACAATGTCTGCGGCTGTGGCGAGCATGAAATCCTCACCAACGATGTTCACGCCCTCATTATTCATGCGGACAGAACCAACACCGCGAGAAGAAACACCAAGTTTGACACCTTCATCAAGAAGGGACTTTGCAATGTTTCCCATCGGTGTATTTAGGATCTTTGCACGACCGATGAAATTGTTACCTTCACGAACCAGAGAAGTGATCTTATGAGATACACGATCCAGGTTTACTGTAGGTCCATCGGGGTGACCCAGTTCACCAAGAGCACGACCCTTTTGGATGAAGGTTTCGTTGTAACGACCTACTTCTCTCTCAAGGGTATTGCAAGGATACATTCTTCCGTTGCGATTTTTGATATCGCCTTGGAGGAATACACCCTCAATATAGAGGCTCTTCTTACCGTTGCGTTCTTCAACGATAACCTCTACCTGTTCGATTTCTTCTCTGATAAGTTTCATTGTTTTAGTTTGTAAAACCTACTTTGGTAACTTGAACTGTTCCACCAGTTACATGGATGAGATCATCAGCTCTCTTAACAACCAGTTCGGTTGTGTTTTGCAACATAGTAAAACTTGAAAAACCGACAAAACCAGCTGTTTGGAGACCCACGATCACCGAACCACCAGAGGCATTGACAACCCTAACAACAGTGGCACTGTTAACAGTTGTACTGTTACCAATACCAGCGGCTAAGTTTGCTTCATTACCTAATGGTTTAATCTGTTGATTAGCCATCCTCTTCCTCTTGGGTTAAATCTTCATCTTCATAATATTCTTCTTCATCACCAAAAAGATCTGCAGCAACTACAGGTCTTCCAGCCTCAAGTCTGTCTGCTGATTTTGCAAACAAAATATCCTTGATCGCATCACTAATCTCATGAGCAGGTGCATCTTGCAACACCAAATCAATTAAATTTTCAGAATCCACGATAATGTAAGTACACTACAAATTATTTATATTTCCCCACCTTCAGGGGCTTCAACAGCCTTTTCATCAATTCCAGGGTCTTGAGTTGATGGTTGGGATTTATTTTGAAGATCTACGGCAGCTCCTGCAAGTTCCATTGACTGCATCATGAGAGGATCTGGATATAAACCAGCCTCGATTTCTGCAGCGATCAGTTGATCCTGTTCAACAATCTCCTCATCAGTTTGACGAAGGATCTTACGTCTTACATAATCTTGTGAAAAATACTTACCGATGTATTGTTCAGCCTGTGCAGCATTATTGATGCGTTCTTGGAACAACTCACTATCTTTGAGTTCTGCAAAGTGGTTGTCGTAAATATAATCAAACTGAATGTGTTCGGACATTGAAGTCCAATCTTCAGGAGTAACGACGTTCTTCAGGAGAAGTTGGGTCTTCAACATGTCAAGGAACATGTTAGAAAATCTCTTACGAAGACGACCAACAAACTTGTTAAATCTCAGTTCGTCTCTAAGAATTTCGGAAGAACGACCAAGGTTAAAACCACCTTCCCCACCGATACGGGTTTCTGGAACACCCAGAGCTTTGTAGAGTTTTTTCTGGAAGTATTGAATATCAGTAATCTCACCAAGGTTTTGTCCTCCTGGTAGAGTTGTGATTTCTGTACCACGACCACCTTCTCTTCTTGGCAGCCAGAAGTCCTCAAGCATACTCATGAACTTCTTATCATCACGGACTTCTCCTGTGTTTGCGTCATAGACCAATTTGGATCTATAACGGTTCATGACATCACGAAGATATTGTTCTGCCTTTACCTTTGGTAGATTACCTACATCAATATAGAAAATTCTACGTTCTGGTGCGCGTGATAGTCTGTAGATAACAAGACTATCTTCAATCATTCTAAGTTGGTTCAAGGCTTTAATGCCCTTATGCAACCAAGACAATGTGAGATGTTTGTTTCGATCTACCAGACCAGAAGTACAATAAGTAATTGCATCTTTTGCAATTTTTACCGCACCATTTTTTCCTGCTGTTGGAAGATATGAAGATCCGTTACTTGTATTTGGATTATATTCAAAATACTCCTCTAATGTTGGAGTAAGTAAATTCGATTCGTTATTATTCAGTCTTGCCAAATTTGGATCATTCTTTTTAGCCTGACGAACATATTTGATCTTCATGGCATCAATGAATCTCAATTCTTGAATGCCTGCATGAGGATCCTTGAGATCAATTACTTTGTGATAATAAAGTCTACCATCAATATACCAGTTGCGGAAGATCTCATGAGCCTTAGAATCAAAGTCCAGAAGATCTTTAATATACTTAAATTCGTCGCGGATAATCTTTTTGATATTATCCCCGACGTTTAAATTTTGAAGATCGATCTCAACGGGGCTGTCGCTGAGATCAGATACAATTGCTTCGTTTACAATATCTTCAATCGCTTCGTCACACTCTGGATGCAGAGACATTTCTCTGTATCTTTTGATGAGATCATACTCATTCCTGAATACACCTTCAATATCAACATATTGTCCATAGAAGCCACTACTTACAAAGTAGTCGGATTTATCTGCATCGTTCTGCGGAACAGGAGAAACCGCAGACTTA